CTGCCCGATGGGACAGTTACTGTGATGCCAGAATTGACAGTGATTGGCCCAGCGGACATGGCGTTGTAATTGGTTGTAACCGTGTAGTTGACGGTAACCGTCTGCTGGTTCTCATAAAAAATACGGTCAGGCGAGCCGCCAGTCGGGTAGATAGAGCCCGTGGGGCCTGTAGCTCCCATTGCCCCTGTAGGGCCAGTAGGCCCGGTAACGCCTTGAATGCCTTGCGGGCCAACATCACCCGTGGGACCAGTCGGGCCTGAACCCGTAGGGCCTGTGGCTCCCGTAGGGCCAATATCACCATTTGGCCCTGTAGCACCCGCTGGTCCCGTAACTCCAGTAGGGCCGGTCGGGCCATAAGGGCCGGTGGGGCCGGGCGTTGTAGAAACAGCCCCGGTGGGGCCGGTGGGGCCTGTGGGGCCTGTGGGGCCTGCGATTCCCGTAGGGCCAGTGGGGCCTGCGCCTGTAGGGCCAGTATTCCCAGTCGCACCCGTTTCTCCGGTGGGACCAGTAGGGCCAGTAACACTTGGGCCAGCGGGGCCTGTAGGCCCAGTTGCCGCTAGATTGGCAATCGCCTGTGTCGTCGTGCGCTTTGATTCGCCAGATTGAACAATCTCAACCTGTTCTGTGCCATTGAGAGCAATAGCCGCGCCAAGATTTGGGATCTGAACATTACTAGCGTAAAGAGGCATCAGAGCGGTCCTGTCTTGGGCACTTCAGTGAAGCCGTAGGGCAGACTGGGATTGTTTATAACATACCCGCCAGACGTGTAGGAGCCAGAGAAAAGAACGCCCTGCAATAGGATTTGCGACGTGTTGAGGACCGTGATCGTCCAATTTCCATTAGCGACATCAACGCCGCCAACGTCCTGCACAATCACTTTCTGCCCTGTGATCATGCCGTTTGTCGTCGCAATCGTCAGGACGGTGAAGCCGAGGCCGTTGTTCTCGGCGTTGGTGACCGTGCGGTAGGTGACCGCGTTCGGGTCCGTGCCCGGCAATTGATTTGTGCCGTAGGGCGCCTCGCCGGTCTGCTGCGTGACGCGGGTCTGGTTGGGCACATCCTGATCAATGGTGGTGACGCGCGTATCGCCGCGCTGAACGGGAATGCCCGTCTGCGGGTTGGTCGTGTTGTTCCCTGACACCTGACGCCGGTCGATCTCGTCCCAAGCGTAGGGCTCGACGCGGGGATTAATGATCGGCACGGGGTCGGCGGGGATGATGATGGCCCGGAGCTGCTGCTGCGGCTCGTCATAGCAGGTGGAGCAGACGAGAATGCGCTTGTTGATCAGGGATGCGCCAGCCCAATCGTACTGCCACTTCAGGTCAACGTGATTGTACCGGAACGCGCAGCGGTCACAGATTGCATGAGCCTGCGGATTAGTGGCGCTTGTTCTAGCCCGACCCGACCTCGATGCGTAACCCATACACGCCCCCTTACCTGAAGTAGCCAGAGATCATCGGGGAAATGTACTGTTGCGCGGTCTCCACGTTCTGCTCGGCGGCAATCTGGTACGACTCGTCGGCCATGGGCTTGATCATCGCCACCGCCTGCGGGTTCCAGATTTGCGCGAGGCGCAGGGCAAGGCCATAGGCGAACGCCTCAAGCCACAGGTAGGGAATCTCGACCGTCTGGCCGTTCGTCAGCGCCGAGTCCTGTATCTGCCGCACCCGGTAGTATTTCAGGTATTGAGGCCCATTGTCCGTATTAGGAACGGGCCAAAGAGTAACCGTAGGGCCAGTTGTTGGCGGTACTTGAGTGGACCGAGACGGGCTGATCAGGCGGTCAAACCAGTAGACAGTCGGGAAACCCTGCTGCTCCTTGTTCGGGTAGCTGGCGTATTCCGTGCGGCTCACCGGCAGAATGATGCGGTCGATGTTGGCGCCCGAGTCGTCGTTCTGGACGTAAGCGTCCAAGATCGCGACCGTGTTGCCCTCAACAGGATATGTCGCCTGATCCGTGACGAGCGGCGTCGTGACGAGGTCAACGGCCCAAAGGTTCACACCCTGATTTGACCAGCGCGCGCAGAGCATGTTGGACGCCATGCGGGCGGCCTCCATATGCTCCTGAAGCACGGCGGTGTTCCTGATGCCGATGAGGTTGTACGCATAAAGCGTCAGCTCACCAAGCCCCGGATTAAACGCATAGGTGTCGCTCGTCGCCATGATGGCTCCTTAGACCGGGCCAGCCTGAACAATATTGGCCGTCACTGTGCCCGTGTTGGCGGAGACATTGAGAGAAATCGCGCGGCAGGGGATCGTCAAAGCGCCAGCAACTGCCACCGAGCCAGACGTAAAACCGGGGGCGACAAACCAAGTTGCAGACGCCGCCAAGTAGCCATCAGCGTTCGGGTCATCCAGCGAGTATTCCACCGTAAATGTGGCTGTGGCGCTAAGAGACACGGCAATGCCAATGTTGAAAGGGGTCTGAAAGTCATCAACGACGCAGATGGTGCTGCGGCCAGTTCCAGTCTTGGTGAGCGCCTTGTACTGCATTTTACTTCCCCTTGCTGCGGGCCGCCGCAGCGTTGTCGATCAGGTTGGGATAGGGACGGCCTGCGGCGCGGGCTTTAGCCTTGGCAGACTGCACCTGCTTGCGGCTCAGATGCTTTTCCTTGGCGTCCTTCGGGGCTTTTTTTTCCCAAAAAGGCTTGTCCATCTCAGCAGTCCCACTTCCTCAGTGACTTGTTGATGCGGCTGTTGGGGTCTGCGGCCTTTGCCGAGCCCGTCAGCTTTCGCTTTAACCCGGTCATCCTAGCACAGAAGCTGTCCTTGCGCGACCCGCCCTCGGGCTGCGGGCGCTTAATGTCGTGACCCTGAGCGCGCAAAGACGCACGGCCCTTTTCATTAAGTCCGCCAGACGGATTCTTGCCTTCCTTGCGCGTCCAAACAGCAGTCATAGCAATCTCCATGCGAATGCGGGGGCGCTAAGGCCCCCGCGCGCTCCACTAAGCCGGGGAGGCGTAGCTTAGTAGTGCGAAGCCTTGCCGCGAGGCGTACCGCCAGCGGCAGAAGACATCACGCTGCCGCCGCTCTTGCGGGGCTTGCGACCGGCGTGAGCGGAGGACATAACGCCCTCGGCCTTCATGCCGACTTTGCCGCCCTTTTTGAAGCCGCCGGTGGGCTTCATCATTTCAGAGGCGACGTTGCTGTTGCCGCCAGAGTAGGCGGTGTGCGACTTGGCTTCGCGAGTTCCAGACTTACCCTTCATGCTACTCTCCTATTAGGCAGTCAGGTCGAGCGCCTGAACGTAGGTGACAGTGATGATACCGGCGCCAGAGCCGGTATTGGTGGAGGTGACTGCAATCTTGCGGTCAGTGGTTCCAACATCAACCCAGTTTGCGGCGCGAGTAGCGTCGTCGCCGGGAGCTGCCGAAACAATGCCAAACGCAACACCGTCAAGGGCAGCGGCTGCCGTAAAGAACGTGGCAGAGGCAGTCGTTCCAACGCCAAAGGTTGTGGCGGCGCCAGTGAACTCGGTCGTCACATTGACGGAGATGGTGAGGATCTGGCTGTTGGCTGGAATGACGATGCTGGTCGCACCGCTCGCCTGCGTGACCGCCGAAGACTGCGCCATGACGACATAGCCGACATTGGCCACGTCAGTCCCGAGCGTGGTGCCCGAGGTATTCAGGATATTGCCAGCCCGAACCGGGCCGGTAAATGTAGTCGTACCCATATGGGCCTCCTGCACGATAAGATCACACAGTCTGTGCAGCGTCCGCTAGGCCGGTCTGCGTGATCGGGTTGCCTAGTCTATTTGCCAGCGGAGTGCTTCCTGATGTAGTCGGCGCCCGCAAGCAAAACTTCAATCTTGTCCCTCGCCTGACCCAACATGCTATTGCAAGAGTAGCACAAAAGCTCACGCACGGAACCAGTCTTGTGGCAGTGATCGACGGCGAGAACGCGGACGTTCCCGTGGCGATCCTTGTCCGTTTCTGGCAACTTGCAGATCCCGCATTTGCCATCTTGGACACGGTACATCTCGGCGTAGTCGTTCAACGAAAGACCGTAATAACGCTTGAGGCTGTAGTGCCTCTGCTTATCACGGGAAATCCGCTTCACTGTGCGACCGTCTGACTTTTTGATGGTTGTGGTTTCATCAGACAACTTGAGATTTGAAATCTTCAAGTTAGTTGTGACACCATCCACAAACATCACAGAACGATCAGGCCACACGCCGTAATGCAACATCCACGCAACTCTTGAGGCAACCATTTCCCGGTCTTTATAACGGATATAAAGGTAGGACTTGATCTGCCCGGTAGTACGGTGGCGGCAATTTTTAAAAGTTCCCGCCACCATACCTTTTTTGACATTCTTGGAGGCATCCAGCTTCCAAATGAAAGAACCAGTTTCGGGGTCGTAGGCGATAGCTTCAGATACTTCGCTGTGGCTCAGTTCCTGCTGTTTCATGTCTTTCTCCTATGTTGACAACCTTATTATAAGGCTATCATTTAGAAGGTCAACTTGAAACTTGTATCGCTTAAAACCCCTTTAACTAGTTGATTTCATTAGGTTGGGAAGGCACCGAAGATACTTCTCCAGTTATAATAGCCAAACGAGTACCTCTCGTATCCTTTAACGAGAAGGTTGTCTGTGGTGAAGTCGACCTGCATATCGGTTTCGAACTTAATGCGCTCCATATAGGAGAGCCCATCAATGTTCGTGAGCAGGAACCAAGCGCGAGCAGAGGTCAGATAGTCGTTGACCATGTAGCCCTCGGGCAGGCCGCCCGCAGTGGACTGGATCGCATTGACATCATTGTCTGCCGTGCCGGGACGCAGCTCAGTCTTCGTCAGGCGAATCGCCACCGGCTCAAGAGCAGGCGGGATGACCAGACGACGACCGCGAGCAAACACCTTCAGACCGGCCTGATCACGGAAGTTCGTGCGGATGGCGATCATGCCAGCCAGCAACGTGCTCTCGTTGAGGTCGTTCGTGGTGTAGTTCGAGATCGTGCCGCCGTCGATGGGGTGATCAGAGGCGACAAGGGCCTTGCCGTCACCGCCAACCGCCGAATTGTAGGTGGTCGCAGTGTTCAGCACGTTGGCGCCGTAGATTTCCTTGGTCTGCGCAAAGGACTGCGTCAGGCCGAGGTTCGACGGAGCGAACTGGCTCTTGTAGAGATTGTCGTCGATGGCCTTGCGAGTGATCGCGTAGCCAAGGCCGATCTCCGTGTGCTCCTGATTGTACACGAAACGCTCGCCAGCGCCGTTGTCGAACGCGGTCTGGCCGCCTTCGGTCTTGAGCTGTGCGTAGCCGAGGAAGCGCATCTCAGCGGTGCGCTCCAAGGCCATCTTGGAATCGTGCTTAGTGAAGATCTTGTCGTACTGCGACGGGATCTGTTCGTACTGACCCTCAACGCCCCGGAGGCCGGGGAGGAGAAGGTCTTTGATGGCAGAAAGATTAACAGCCATTGGTCCTTACTCCTCTTAGACGCCCGTGAGCTGCTTGGTGGAGACGTTATTGAACGCCACGATGGCCTTCTGATAAGCGCCAGCCTCGGTGCCGTTTACCCCCGGAGGGTCGGTAACGAGCGCAACCACCTTGAAGGGCATGGTGCTGTCCGTCGCCAGAGTGGCGAGGTAGGCGCCAGAGATGCCGTTAGAGGTGTTGCCGGTGCCGATGTTGAAGCCCACGCCGCTGTTCACATAAGCCTGATCAACGCTGACGTTGCCGAACTGGGCGACGAACTTGGCGTTGGGGTCGTTGATGATGTAGCCGGTGACCGTGTTGGTCGAGGCGACATCCGAGCCGGGCCAGTAGTTAGACCAGACGGTGCGCTTCTGAGCGACCGAAAGATACTGGCAGCCGACGAACACGCCAGCAATCTGGGTGTTGCCAGACGAGCCGGAGGTGACGCCCACAACGACGTAGCCGTTGGCGTCGGGGTTTACGGGGTCGCCGTAGTAGATGGCGGAAGCATTGTAGGCAATCTTGACCGCGACCTGTTCGTAGGTCGGGGCAGAGCCAGTGCCACTGTATTGCTGGAAACCGTTATAGGCGGCAGTGTTCGCCATGACGGGGTCTCCTTTTTACGGGAAAGCTCGTCATCTCGCGCCGGGGAGACTCGGAAGCCGGGGGCAGTTGGACCCTCCGCGCCGGGGGAGGGGAGAACATCTGGTGTTCCTGACATTGCAATATACAGACATTTGAAACAAAAGAAAAGGGGCGCACTGGGCGCCCCTCCTGAGCTTTAGAGATCCTCGGGGATCGGCATGTCGAAGGTCTTGCTGATCTTCGGGCTGACACGGTCGAGGGTGCCCTCGGGAGTGCCAGCGAGCTGGGCCTCCTTGATGCGGACCTGTTCACGCGCGCGGCGCTGCTCGATGCGGCGCACCTCGTCAGAGATTTCCTTTGGACGCTCCATGAGGATCATGCCCTTGCGCTCAATGGTGCCCTTTTCCCAACTGGATGGCATCATCTGCGGGTGGCGGCTGACCGGCACCGGCTCCCAGCCCTCGCGGGCAAGCTGCACCGTGTAGGCCGGGTCTTCCTGATTCCAGATTGTGTGGCGCTTCCACTCGTAGCTCCAGCCCTCGGGGATGATGTCCTTGGGGATGTAGAACTCGTCAGTGCCCTCGTCCATGCCGCCATTGTCATTGCGGATCTGGGCCGCGCGGGCTGCGGCGCGGGCGCGAGGGTCTTCTTCACGCAGTTCTGGTCTCATGGGAGCGCGCTCCGGGTTCGAGAGTGCCGACTTCTCGGCGATTACACGTTGAAACTTGGCGTTCATTGCAGGCGCCCTTCCTTCTTGAGGAGCATCTTGTTGCGGGCATATTCCTTCTCGGTCATGCCCAAGTCGCGGGCCGTCTCAATCTCTTCCCGAGTGAGGCGAACCTCGTTGGGGCGAGAGCCCGTCCCACCGCCACCGCGCGAGACGGGGGCTGCGGGAGGGGCAGAACGGCGCTGGGTAACCTTGGCGGCCCCGGACATGGGGTCCTCGTCCTGTTCAATGTTGACGCGCTTGCTGATCTTCAGCGTGTCCTCGATCTGGCCGAAGTAGTCGTCCGTGTCGGGCTGGTATCCGTCCGCCACG